TTACGGCCAAATCGGCGTCCAGCTTCACCAATCAGTCGGATCGTGACCATCAGCTAACCCGACGAACAACCATGGCCGTATTATCGCGGAAATAACCGCTGTAAGACATCACCTCAGACTTGCGGCCCACTAAATGCTGGTAGACCTGATTGGCCGCTGGGTCCTCTAACACTGCAACGTGGTTGCAAACGTGGTCATTTTTGATCTTCATCAAAAACACATCGCCCCGTTCCAGTGGCACTGTCGGGGGGATTCGTACAAAACCTTCTGCTGCGAAATTATCCTCAAAATGCGTGAACCCACGCTGTGCCCACTCGCCTTCGTACAGGCGCTCGTAGTCGCCCATATCAACGCCCATCTCTTGCTTGTACCAGTCACGTACAGCGGAATAACAGTCGTAGCCGCCATACATCCACGGACGGCCCAGCAGCCCTGCTGATTGGCTTGGGTCAAAGTAAAAGTGCTCCGTGCCAGCGCAATCAAAGATCGCGTAGGGCAGGTTCAGCGCCTTAGACGCGTTGATGTCTGTAAAGCTCACATCTGCATAGTTGATATGGCTGTGCCAAGACGCCGCAGCATCATCCAAATACAGAGCTGTTTCTTCGGCGCTGATCGTAAAGGTGTTTTCTTCTGTTGAAGTGTTGGTGCATTGAACGACTGCGCCGTTTTTCATGACAAACCCGCACGCCTCAACCGGGTGAGCAGCCTCTGCAAACGCTCGAATATCACCCTGCTGTTTTGACGTTGTGGGGTTAGAAAAAGTTGAAAGCATAATCAGCCTCGGCTATCGACAAGCGCAGGGAAACCGCCAAAAGGTAGCCTCGGGCCATCCCCGAAGCGCAGTTTGCAGCTAGTTAAACGCTTGCCGCACACATCCTTGTCGGCTGATGTTGCTTGGTCGTTTGCGTCAAAAAAGCTGCTTCCTGCGTAGTGGCAACCGATATCACTCTTGTAGACCCACTGGCATTGCTCACGCAGTAATCTTCGACCCGGCAATGAACGGCCTTCAAGGTCAAAAGGTATGACGAGCTGGAAAGAAACAGCAAGCTTGCTTTCGCTGCTTTTCTGCTCAACTATCCACTCATCAGGCCCCCAAAAAGCATTGGGGTCCGCTCCAGGTGCCCCATCCAAATACGTCGTCAGGGTTCTAATGCGTTGAACGGTGGAGCCCACAAGGTCATTGTAAGTGTTTGTCAGGGCTGTAATGCCTAAGCCGACGTTTGCAAAAGTCAAGCTGGGGCGGGCAAGTTGACCTTTAGTGTTTAGCTCAAAGCCGGATGCCTCCAACGGCAAAGCCGTGTAAGTATGAGTCTTGTAGACGACATCTGCGCCATTGACCTGTGACCAATTAGCGAAACGGTAAACGCTTTGGTCGCTTGAGCCAGACGGCAAAATTGTTGAAATGTCTAACGTAAACAGGTCAATAATTTGTGGTAGCTGAGTCTTAAAAGTTTCAGCGTTTGGAGGTGATTGGGTCATATGTAAATCCTCGTCAGTTCAAACGATAAACGCGCATAGGCAGAATCAATAGTGTTAATCGCCCAGCCACTAGAAAGCAAGAAATTTCTAGGTGCAAGCGTCAAGCTGATCGGGATGTTTACGCCGTTTGATATGTCAACTGATGTGGCTACGCCAGTTACCAGATTTACTGTGTAATTCCCTGGGCTTGAAAAACCTGTCAAAGTCAAAGAGCTTAAGTTTGTATAACCGAGTACCAGTTTTCCGCTGGTGAACGGCTTGGAAAATGTCTTGGTGCTGTACGGGGGCGTCCATGCAATTGCCTGCCCCTTTTGCTCTAAGAAAAAGCTTTCGAGTGAATTGATTTGCGGAAATGTCAATGGCGGTGTTTGGCACTGCCAGGTTTCCTGTTCTGCGTTGACGCCATCAGTTAAAACTTGGCTGTAGCCATCCCCAAACTGAGCCCGCTGCACACGCTGTGAGCGCCTTTGCGTCAAAGACTGATCCAGCGGAATGTCGTTGAAGGCAATGTGAGTCATTACAGCATTCCTCCGCTACGGCGCTCATTTGCAAGCGTACCAAGGACAATTCCTCTAACCTGGCCTGCTAGTTGTTTTTGGGCTTGCGGTGACAACTGCTCTCCGGTGTTTTCGACAGATATGTTGATCGTACCGACGTTTACGCCTCCCATCGCATTGTTTGGAACAATGTTGCCTTGAGCGCCTGGAACGAACAGCTCAGGCCCACGCTCTCCGACCAAGTAAGGCCGATTGCCGGAAACTGAGCCGCCAAGAGCTTTGCCTCCGACATAACCCCGGCTGAACACTTCCATGGAAGGACCAAAAAAGTTTGTCTTTGTTTTGGCCAATGGCCCTGTACCGCCGTCCCCTACAGTCCCGCCCATCCCGGCAAACATGCGGGCGATACCGATCGCTATGTATTGGGCGATCATTTGCTTAGCTGCCTGGAACAGCATGTCTGCGATGCTTCTTAGGAAGTCAGCAAAGGCTTGCTCCGCTGTTTTCGTTCCTTCGACAACAGCTGTAAGGCTGTCGAACAGTGAGTCTGTTAGCGGTGTTGTTATTGCAAGCGCATCGTTAAACCTCGCCTGAGCAAGCGCCGCTTCGTCTATAGCGGGCTGGTATTCCTTATATCTTGCTATCTGATTCTTTAAACTAGTCTCTTGTTGCTCAAGTCCTTTTCGAACTTCCGGCGCAAGCGTAAATATCCTTAGCTGCTCGCTAACGTGAGACAACTCTGTCCCGAGCAGTTTTAAATTGTTTGCGTAGCTTAAAGCTTGCTGCGCTTGCAGCTGGCTGCTGTCCCCAAAGAAAGGATCTAAAATAAATTGTTGATTTGCAAACGGGCTTGTTTGCTGTATTTGCTCTTCAGCGCTTAATTTTGCTCTTAAATCTTTTAATTTTTCTTCCTGTTGCACTCTAAGTACAGACAAGCGATACGCAGCATATGCCTGCTCAACGGCTTGAGCTTGCTGGTAGTACAAGTCTTTTGCTAGTTCTCTTTGTAAATCGTACTGTCTAGTTATAGCAGTTCTTCTTTCTTCTTCTACTACGCCTAGTAGTGCACTTGCTTCTTGCAAGTCAAGTATGCCTACGTTAACATCTAACGTTTTAGAAAGTTGCATTTGCTCTTGCTCATATAACGCAAAACGGCCTTTCTCCCCTTGTTCAAATTTTAGACTAAGCTCTTGCTGCCGATTTAAAAGCCTTATGCGAGAAACAGCACTAGCGAGCTGTTCTTTGCTTAGCTGACGCTGCACTGCAATAATTTGATTAGTGCCTTCTGCTTCAGCAATAGTTAAATCAGCCTTGGCTCGATTAAGCTCTACAAGCTTTTGGAGGCTTGCTTCGCTTTTTTCCCCTGTAACAGCTTTTTCTTTTTCGTACTCACCATCCAAGGTATTAACTTTTTCCTGGGCTTGTAAAACAGCCAGCCTTTTTGCGTCTACAGCCAGCGTATCTCTCCGGGCTGTTAATTGACGCTGAACCAGTGAAGCCTGCAGGTTTCCAACATTTTTTAAGAAATTTAACCGATCTTCAGTCGCTTCATTAAGGGCTTTTTCGCTATCAGTTACGTCGTCTATAGCCTTTGCTTGCTCTTTAAGAACATTTAACTGCTCTTTTAAATTTTTAAGTCTTTCTTTGTTCGCTGGCGTAAGACTTCTAAGATTTTCAAAAGTATTTATTTGTTGTTCTATTTTTCTTTGACTAACCTCATTGCTAACAGCAGGAGTGCTAGGAGCTTTAGGAGCCACTCCTTCGAGAACACGAGAAATTGCGTTTAAAGTGCGGGTGGTAAGACCTTGAAGAGAGACGCCCAACCCTTGCAGTGAGTCATCAAAACGTTTACTTGCTTCTGCAAGCTCTTCAAATTGTTTTCTTGCATTCTCTCCATACACTTCCGCAAATCTATCTCTTATAACTGCTGCCGTTTGTGCTGACCGGCCTTGGCCAATTAAAAAACTAGCCTGACCCCCAAAGCCACCCCTTCTGCCTACTCCCAGCACAGGTATTAGCTCTTTAGCTGCTACAGACAGCTCGGTAAATATACGAGCTGTCCCTAAAGCAGCAGAGCCTAATTTATCTAGTTGTTGACCTAATGCTGAACCAACAATACTTCCACCGAAACCTCCAAATACTGCGCCTGCTACACCACCTGCGATCGAACCAAGCCCGCCTCCAAATAAAAGTGGAAAACCTGCTGCAGCTCCTATATTATTAAGCTTACGATTTCTATTTCGGGTTTTTTCTTTTTCCGCTAATTTATTCTGTCTGTCAAGTTTTTTGTTTTCTTTGTCTATTGTGTTTATATCTCTTTTCCGCTTGCGGTCTAATTTGTCCCTTTCCCGGCGCTCTTCTTTTAATTTATTAATTAACTTTTGTCTACGAGCAAGTTGAGCTTCCCGTTGCTCAACACTTTGCATCCCTTTATCTGCACGAATAAGATTTTCATATTCATTTTTTAATTTTTTAACGACTAACTCTTGTTCTTTTGCTGCCTTATTAAAGAGCATAAAAGAACTAGAACCGACCTTTACGTTTGCGGCAAGCTCCGTAAAAGTTGCTTGTAAAGCTTCCGCCTGTGCAATAGTTGTTATCTGTTTTTTATTTGTTGCTTCAAGATTATTTGCGTACCCTTTAAATTTAGTTACTAATGTTGCAATTTTATCTCCTGTAGGCCCTCCCATGGCCTTTGTGAGATCCATCGCCTTTATTTTGGAAAGACGCTGTTCAAGCTGTTTAACGCTTGTAATCGCCCGATTTAGCTTGCTTTCCCCTAAAAACTGTAAGTCTAGGTTGATTCCGAAATTTGCCACACCTAGACAGCGACCTCACTCAATCCTACCGCCTAGCCATTGTTTGCGCTCTGCCTGCGGTCTTTGCGGTTTGGATTGCCTTTTCTTCGTGCTCGCTTTTAAGCTCAAAGAAAGCGGCCCAGCCAATCAATTCCTCTTGCGTGAGTGTCTTGGATAGCTGGGCAACCGTCATGCCTAGCTCTTTGGCTAAGGCGTAGATAAAAAACCAATCGCCGTTAGCTTTTCAAATCTGCTTTCGCTTCCTCCACCTTGTGCTCTGCTCCAGAAGCCAGCATCGCTAGTTGAATTTCCTGAAGCACTGAGGCTTCGACAGCGTTCTTCAGTACCGACTTTTCGCCGTCTTGAAACAGGCGCTTGCCGTCAGCGTCTAGCGCTTTACGGATCATCATGCCCAAAGCAAAGTCGTTGGCCTCTTCAGACTCTGATGTCTTCTGGATCGACTCACGCTCTGCGATGGTCAGAGGGTGCCAGTAGACCTCAAGCACCACAGCGCCGTCCTGCTCTACTTGATACTTATACAGCTGGCTAACGCCAAACTTGTTGCGAAGAAGCTCTACAGCCCGCATGGATGCCTTCTGTGTTTTCACTACAATACTACGCCGTAGCAGTAAATTGACAAGAAATTACGCCAATAAAGTGTGAGCGGTCTTCTGCGTTGAGTGGGGTAGGGCCAACAATATCCATCACTCTTGGGGAAGTGCTGAAAGTATCGGTGTAGTCACTTGCGTTTACAGAGGTAAGGCCGTCAATAACAGACTCGCTGATGGCAGAAAGCGTGAACGTGCCAGCGGACTTTGGTACGTAGACGTTGCACTGGATGGTGCCTGAGTAGTAATCCTGCGCTGCCCCTTGGTTTTGCAAAGTTGCTTGCCCAAAGGCAACGGTCATGAGGATATATTTTTTGGTTTTTCCGGGTTGTGTGAACGCTACGTTGTCGTAGACCATAAGCACGGTGTTGTCCGCTGCTGCAACTGCATCGGTTACGGCTTTTTCAAAAGCTGCTCTGGCGTTTACTAGCGTCATGACTACAGCTCGGTGTACCTAGTGTAAGTTCTGCCTGCCATGGTGCCGAACTGCCCGGTTGCCTGCCTGCCGCCTACAGAAATGTTGGGCTGCCTTTCTTTAAAGGCTTCTTCAACTAAAGCCTTCATTTCCCCGCCCTGGACAAACTGCTGAACTCTGCCGTCTTCTAAGGCATAAATAGCGTATTCAGCGGTGTTCCCTATATACACGCGCCTTTTGTAATTGTATGCCTTGTCCGGCGGGTAAAAGCGGGGTTCAATTTTATACTCTTTGTTACTGGGGTTCGTCCACTTCTTTTTGCTTAGTTCGAGCCAGGGAGATACGAGTTGGTCTACGGACTGGATAGGTGAGGTATCGGCTTTCCAGCTTGATGCAAAAAAGCCTGTATAGACGGGGCTGCGCTTTTTAGTAGCAAGCCTACGCATAATTGTTTTGATGAGCCTGTTATAGCTTTGCTGTAGGTACTCTTCTGTTGCGTCTTTGATTTGATCAGAAACTTTTTTAGGCATCAGAAACGTACCAGCAGAATGAACATGTACTCCTGGCCGCCTTTGAACGTGCGGATGTCCGTTATTTGTGAAACGCAGCTAGCACCTGCGTATGTCAAGGTGATTGTGTCTTCAAAGTTTGGTTGGTTATCGCCGATTAAGTCGGGGGTTATGTAGAGGCGAGCTTGCCGCTCTTCACGGCCTTCCTCTTCTTCAGAAGCAATAAACTCAAGCGGTACTTCGATTGAATACGTCGTGTCGGTTGTCGTCAACGCTCCGGTGGCAACGTTGTAGCTAGGAGACGCCTTCTTTGTGTAAGTGATTGTGTGGTCAAAAGACTTGCCTAGATCGGCGACAACCGACTTGGCGACGTTTTTGAAAAGAGTGTCTAACGCTCCTGCCATGTCAACCTCTTACGGTGCGGATCTGGTAACTGCCGCTCCCACCAAGGCAATAAGCGCCAAGGTAAGACTGGAGCCAAGGATAAACATCAAAGACATTATTGACGGTTCCCGTAGCTTGGCTAGAAGTGTTGTACTTAACTTCCATCTCACCGAGCTTGACCGACTCGTATAACCCCGTATCGCCGGTAGTCCCTGTAATTGAGTCCGTGTCATTGGCTAAAGCATTCGCCAACTCGAACGTTGCATACTTGATGTCGTTGGGGATGGCTGTGCAAACTAGCTCTACCCGATCAACGTGATAATTATTGCGAGGCCAGCTCAAAGCTTGGTCTGCATCGCAACGATCACCATAAAAATTCAACGTATCGATCCAGC